GGCGCGGCTTGCGTGGTGTCCCCGGTATCGAGCAGTGAGGCCTCGGCGGGGGTTTCGATTGCGGTGTCCATAAAATTTATTCGGCGGGCGTGAAGCCAAGGTGCGTCCGGCGGCCGGCGTAGCGGCGCTGATACTCCACCGGAGCGTTGTCACGCAGCCACTCGACATAGGCCGGCGTCTTGTCGCCCAGCATCGGGTCCATCTCGGGTGGCACGATCGTGTCGCTGGTTGCGGGGGTTTCGGCCGGTGCGGTGTCAGTCAAGACTTCGCGGCCTTTGCGGGGTTGTTTGGTTTTCATTTGAGGACTTTCTTTTTCGGTTCTTCGAGGTTGCCGTCGGCCGCCGGCTGGCGACGCAGCATCGCTTCAATGTGCAGCACCACGCCCCGCTGACCGTCGCGGATCGCCGCGGGAATCGGGTTGAAATCTTGGGCGGCGGAAAACATCTGCAACTCGGTGGCAAAGGCTTTTTTTAAATCGTCCAGGACTACCTTGCCTTCCTCGCCGTCAAATACCCGGTGGTAGGCCAGGATCGTGCGCTGGCGTTCGCGCTCGCGGTTCAAGGCAGCTTGTTTGTCGTCGGGTTTCATTCGGCCATCTGGGCACCCATCGCTTGCGCGATCATGCTGTCATTGCGCACCGCACCGGCTTTGCCTAACGCGGAGGCCGTCTGCTCGAGCTGCTCGGCCTGCATGGCCTGCTGCGCCGCCTGGGCCCGCTGGGCACGTTGCTGCGCCACCATCTCCTCGTCCATGAGCCACCGCGCCGGCAGGCCGTCGTTGCGGGCCATGTCGCGGGAAATCTCGTCGAAGTCGTAGTTGTCGAGCATCTCGGGCTTGATCTGCGCGTAGGGCAGGAGCATTTCGCTCGTGCGAATAAACGCGGCGTTCTCGAGCTGGCGGATCGCCAAGGCGATGCGGGAACTGTAATGGACTTCGGGCTCGGGGATCGCGCCGATCATCACGAGCTGCTGGGGCGGGGGAGGGAATTTCCCCTGCCGCGCCAGCAACGCAAACACCCGCTTGAGCATCGGGTTGAAAAGCTCGGTGGTCATCCGGGCAAAGGTCGGTGAAAATTGGATGAGCTTCTCGGCACTGCGCTCGGCCACTTCCCGCGCCGTCATCTGTTTTTCCAACATGGCAAACATCTTGAAAAGATCCACGTGAAACGCCTCGTTGATCGCGTTGCGCCGCTGCTCGGCCCGGCTCATGCCGATGTCATAGCGTCCGGTGGTGCCCCATTCCCGCGGCAAAGCGTTCGGGTTGTTCGGGTCAAAGTAGGTCACGCCGGCGGCTCGCAGATCGATGTCCTGGTCAAACCCCGCGGGGATGAGCACCCGAGGAAACGCGGACAACTCGGCCAAGCTGTCCAACTGCTTTTCGAGGAAGTTTAGCTGCCGCGCCTCGGGCAACGCCGTCCAGCTCGGGCTGTAGCCGTAGCTCTCGGAGTTCTTCCACTTGAGATAGCGAGTAACGAAAAATGGTTGCTCGTCGAACCCACTCGAAAGCAACACGTGTTTGCTAGCCTTGTCGACATAGACCGAGGCAAAAGGTTTGTTGGGACCGTCTTTTTTCCCGCGCTCGATCTCCCCCGGGCCACGCGGGTAGATCATGTGGATGATGGTAAACTTGCGGTAGCTTTTGGTGTTTTCGAGGTCCGCTTTCATCGGATCGCTCAACGCCTCGGGGCCAAACTTGAGCGCCGCCTGGCGGGAGGTCATCTCGTACTCGCGGCTGATCGTATCGACGTAGCCTTCGTCGTCCTCGCTCACGGCAAAGCTGCCGATGTCGAGCTTGGTAAAATTCAGTGCGTGCGTCCGGCCTTGCTCGACCAAAATCGCGGCCGTGCCAAACGCCCCGCGATCGAGATACATCTCGTGGATCTCGGTGTAAAAATTCGACCGGGCCAGCTCGCCGTGCACTACTTCGGTGCAGCGTTTGAACCACTGCTTGATGCCGTCTTCACTTTCCATCGCCGTCGGCGGCTCGAGAGAAAACCACCGGCTCTCCATAGGCGTCATCCAAGACAACTGACCATTGGCCAAAACCATGTTGGCCCGCACGGCTGTCGCGTCGAAAAGATACGTCTCGTCCTCGACCGAGGGCTGGCTGTCTTTGGTAAAAAGCCCCGCCTTGCGCGGCATCACATACCGGGCAATGTCCTCCCACAACGTCTCCCACGTGGCACGTTGGCTCACCAGCTCGTAGTGCCGTTGCAGGATGTTCGTGGCCAGCTCGTCTTTTTTCATACTAGCCAAGACCCAACGTGGACGGTCCGGTCAAAAGGGGTGCTTGGTCGCTTTCCCCGGCCAAGATCGACCTGCGCAGTCCGACTCGCTTGGCCCCGACTTTGCGCTGCTCCATGTCGTCGGCCGTCGCGTCCATCACCCGCGCCGCCGGATCGGGCTTCACTTGGTTGGCTTTGAGCTGCTCGAGCTGCGCCTTCTGCGCGTTCAACGCATCGGTGCGCTGGCTTTCCATGATCGACAACTGCTTCTGCATCGCCTCTTGCTGCGCTTTTTGCTGTGCCGCCATAGCTTGCGCTTGCCGCTCCGAGGCCACTTGCTGGGCACGCATCTGCTCCATCATGGCCTTGTGCTGCTGCGCGGCCATTTGCTGTTGCGCGGCACTGCTGCCGCCACCGCCACCACCGCCGAGAAATCGGCGGCTAGTCTGGTCGATCGGGCTTCGGGTGTAGTTTCTCATAGATCAGCCGAGAGTTGAGTTTCCTGCCAAGCCGGTTTCTCCGGCCAAAATCGAGGTGCGCTGACCTCGGCGACGTTGCCGGGCCATCTGCCGCTGCGCTTCTGCCGAGGTGCCACCAGGCATCGTGCCGGCGGGCGCCACCGCCGATTGGGCACTGGCTTCACCGGCTTGCGCATAGGTCGCTTGCTCGGCCGCCATCCGTTGGTTCTCCGCCGCTACCCGCTGACGCTCGGCCTCTAATTTGGCTGCGGCAGCCTCATCTTTACGTTTTTTGTTCTCTGCCATTTTCAGCATTTGCTGTTGTTCAGCCGTCCTCGCTTGTTGCAGGTCGTCTTGCCATTGCTTCATCGCCGCGGGGTGCACGGGACCTCCCTTAGGATCACGTGGAGGATTTTCGCTAAGTGTTTGCGAAAAAGATTTTCCGCCACCACCGCCTCGGGCAATGCAATTCACTTCGAGCCGACGCATAAAACGCGGCAACGCGGGCACTTGAATTCCGTATTGGTCGATTGTCATAAGAGTCGATGAAACTTGAGCGGGCCATCTCGCCGTGCCCATGCCACCCACGGTAGTGGGTAGGGCATCTGTTGCAAGCAAAATGTCTTGACTGACACCGCTGACGGCCCTGCCGCCGCCCACACCAGCCACGTGTCCGGGTTGTCGTACGTCGCCCAATGATCCCACGCCTGGGGATTGGCCCGCTCGATCGCCCGCCCCATGATGAAATGCGTCGGCGTCGAGACCACCACACCGACCTCGAGGTACGCCATGATGTCTTCTTGCAGCGAGCTTTCGGCCAAGTGCCTTCGGTAAAGCTGCCGGATTCGTTCGATCGGTGTCATCACTCGCATGACCACACCTCCGAGCTGCGCTTCATCCCCCGGGGCCACCCCTCGACGGACGTGAACGACTTCTCCTGGAACAGCACGTAGTCGGTCGGCTGAATCGTCAGCCGGCCATTGTCGAGTCGCACAAAGGTAAACTCCTTGCCCTGGTCGGGTGCCGCTGAAAACGCATCCCCCACCGGCGCCACGCTAAATAGGTACTCGCCCTCATACTCTTGGTCGTCGGCCCGGACCGTCACGTCCACGCCTTCGAGGTAGGGGTAGAGATTGGCCGCCCACCCCCAGCCGTAGCAGTCCCACCGTTGCGCCGATTGGATCGACCAATGCGGCTCGGGGTCGGGCCGGTAAGCTAGCGCATGGGGCGGCAGGTTGCGGTAGCACGCCCCACTCTCGAGGAGCACCGTGCACCCCCACGCCCGACTCGGCCAGCTCGTCAACGCGAACCACACGGCCGGCACAAACCCGCAGGGATCTTTGTGCGTGAAGGTCGTGTCGACCCACACGTATTGGTGCCGAGGCAGTGGACCGGAGAACGTGTTCATCGTTTTACCTTTCCAGTGCCACGGAGGCCGGTGCGCACAATCGGCCGGCGACCCCACTTGCCACGCCGGGGGATGGAGCTGCGATCGACCACCATGCCGCGGTTGATCGCCTGGTGCGCCAAGCTGAAGGCATCGGCATAGTGGCTCGACCAGTCGTGCACCGGCACGTCGCGGATCGTCACGCCGTCTTTCTCTTCTTTGCTGCGATACGCATCGAGGGCATCTAAGCCGGAGCGGCACCCCTCCTCGTTAAAGTGCACCCGCGGGAACGCATCGAGTGCGAGGTTGATGCCGTCCCACACGGAGAGCTGACGCGGCACCGGGACGACGTTAGCCAGTCCAGCTCGGGCTAGGCCGTCCTGCCAGAGCCCGCCCCGGTCCGCTCCGGCGTCGTGGGGTAGGAAATGGGACCCATAGGCGTACGCCTTCGCCCGCAGCCGGGCCGCCCAGTCGGCCGGCGTCTTGCAATCGTCATCACCCGAGAGCGCCTCGAGGAAGTTGATCCGGTCACCCACGAGCTGGTAGACCCATACCTTCTGGTTGAGCGGCGCCCCCACGTCCCACGAGGTGTACACCGGCAGCTCCTTGAACCAGAGCACGTCGGGACTTACTCGACGCTCGACGCGGGCGGCCTCGAGCTGGCGGACGTAGATCGCCCCGGGGCGGCCGATGGCGAAGCTGCACTCCATCTCCTGCTCAAACACGTGGGCCGGCGTCCCCTTGCGGATGCTGGCCAGCTCCTCGGGCGGGAGGATGCCCGAGTCGCTGGCTTTGAGCATCAGCGTAAACCAGCTCGGGTCGACCAAGGCGTCGCACCAGAGCCGGTAAAACTGGTTGCGGCCCTTGGGCGTGCCGATAAAGGTCGCCCAGCCGCCGTAGTCCGAAAGGGTGGGGCGGATGACCGAGTGCCACGCGGCCGGATCGATGTCGGCGTACTCGTCGATGACGATGCCGTCCAAGTAAAGACCGCGGAGCCGCTCGTACGCATCGCCCGAGTACAGCCGGATCGTAGCCTTGTTCGGCAAGGTGGCCACGAGATCCGCCCGGTTGATCTCGACGCCGGGCACCTGCCCGGTGAACTGGGTCACGTAGCCCCACGCGATATCCTTCGCCTGGTCCCGCGTCGGCGCCACGTAAGCGTAGCGCATCGGCGGCCCCGGGCGCTGCGTCGAGAGTGCCCGGTAAAGGATGTCCTGGATCGCGGCGTAGGTCTTGCCGCCGCGGCGATGGACGACCAGACACGCCCACCGCTGCGCTCGGGAAAGGTAGTCGCGGAATTGCGGCCGCGGGATAAGTTCAAGTTCTGCTGCCATCAGAGTAATTTTGTCTATAACCAAATACTACAGCACTTATGTATAGTTCTTTGGGAGTTGCCTTTCATGTTCTACAGAGTTGTCTCAATAAGGCCAAAAAACCCTTGATCAGTCGTTTTCGGTTTCTTCTGTAGCGTCAGTCTCAATAAAGTTTTGCAACGCCGGAACCGGCACGGCCTTCACGTCGATAAAATCCGTCGGCCGATCGCCACCAATGCGGATTCGGATCGTCTGCTCGCCTGTCTGCTCGACCTCGAGCTTGTCGCCGTATTTCTTCGGCGCCCATTTCGACAAGATCCACTTGCGAGTGTCCACGCGAACCCGGCGCGATTGCGGATCTTCGTTCGGATCGTCCGCAATGCGCAGCGCGTCGAGCGCCATGCGTTCGATCTGCACTTCTCGTGCGCGGGCGTATTTGTTGCGAAACTCTTCCTTCTCATTCAACCACCGAAACACCGTTGTTTGGTTCGGAAACCCTTCCTCTTCGCAGACATGCAACAACGCTTGGCCTTCGGAGACCTTTTTGCAGATCGCGTCGACCAGCTCGGTCGAGTAAAGCGAAGGTCTGCCAATTTTCTTTTTCACGTCACGTGACATAAGTTGAAAGTAAGGTGTCAGTCAAGACAGTCAAGGATTTGCCCGATGATCTCGATCAGCGTGCCTTCTTCACCTTTCTTGACTTTTTCTTGAACGAAGACGATTTCGACTTTGTCTGGCGAATCGTCCGGGATGAGCCCTGCATATCGCACTTGATCGATAAGCGGTTTACAGCCTCCTGCAAAATTGTCCGCGTCGAGGAGACGTGGAGCTTTGCGTACAATGCGCAATACAATGCGCTCCTGGCCTTTTTCTTTTCCGAGTTGAGGAGTGTCCAATGCTGCCCGAGCAGGACATTGAGAGATGGAGTGAGATATTCGGCCAACCACAATTTGAGGTGGTTTGGAGTAGCTGCCGTCT